GCGTCAAATACTGTGGCGCCCGGTTATTGTGTGTCACTTTATGGCTTTAATGCCCCGAGAACTATTGGTTACTTGTAATCATCAGTAAAGCTGGGAGTCTCTACTCTTTAGAGACCAAGATTCAAATGCTTGTATGAATCGCTCGATCACACGGTTTACACGGAATACGGGATTAATTCATTTTAATCAGCAGACGAAAAGGGCTTATATAGGTGAAGCCATTTAGGTTTACACATTAAAAGGTGAATATCGTCTCCAAGAATCCAGTGTGCGGGTAGTGAAGTAGTGAGCATATCTTGTCCATGTATTATAAATTCCATACGGCAGTAGCTAAACTCGACCCAAAACCGGGTAGATGAGAAGCTCCGTATGGTAGTTACCCTCCCGGTAATATTTGGCAAAATTACATATTTTAAATTCATGAAATTCATAAACTCAAAATTTGCTTTTAAGCCTTTATTTAGGGAGATACGTCGGCCAAAGATACAAGAAAAGTTATGAATTAAGCTCCCCGAGCTTAATAAATATACTAATCTTGTGTTGTGGTTAACGACAGGAAAAGATTATCACGAAGAATATGTAGAACTGATGTCTCGAATTAAAAGACTTGTGAAACGATCGGGTTGGAACTTTGCGTTCCTTTACCTGAAAGAATCATTGCGTCTTATAATTCAAGCGTTAGGAGGCTCGCCTGAATTTGTTTCCCCTGGAAAGGGGTTACTTGTTAAGCGAGATAAATTTGGCCTTCCTACTATTTTACCGGGTCGTATTAGAAAACATTTGTTTTCCAATTGACAATCCGATCAATCTAGTATGAAGGCTCTCCTTACCTTAGTTTCTTCCTTCCGGGTATTCCCTACAAAGCCCAGTGTCAAACTTGACACGATTATCGGTCCCTTTACAGGGTTTTCGAAATCGGTCCAATCGGACATTTCTGGAGCAGTGTATGAAATATTCGGACGAAAGAGGTTAATGATTAAGGATCCGGCATTAATATTTCTAGAGTCATCAGGCCCTAACTCCAAATTATCTTCTTGGAGTTCAGGCTATGATGCTCTAGCTTTCCTTCATGAACCTATGCTGCTAGTATCATACTGGCGGTATATGTTTAATTTTGGAAAGATATTTTATGCCTGGTGGATAACTTTTATCATTTTGGTTTTAGGAATCCCCTACTATATTCTATTTCTTTTTGGAAAAATAAAATATTTAGTAATAGGGAAATTAGGAGTGGTTCTTGATCAGGCTGGAAAGGCAAGAGTTATTGGTATAACTTCTTACTGGATCCAGCTTGCTCTTAAACCCCTTCATGATTCCTTATTTAAGGTAGTCAGATCTATAGATCAAGACGGTACCTTTGATCAGGAGAAGCCTCTAGATTTATTAATATCTAGAGATTCATCTGAAAAGTTTTACTGTTTTGATCTTTCTGCGGCAACTGATAGATTGCCAATTGATATTCAAGAACAAATTCTTAATATAGCCAGTAAATCTAATTTAGGCACTCTTTGGAGAGCCTTATTAAATTTTAGTTGGCGTTATAAGAACGAGTTCTTTAAATATTCTGTTGGTCAACCTATGGGTGCCTACTCTTCATGAGCTATGCTCGCTATCACTCACCATGTGATTGTGCGATATTGTGCATTGAGTATTGGTATTAAGAATTTCGATTCTTATGCTGTACTTGGTGATGATATTGTCATCCGTGATAAACTGGTGGCTGAGCAATATCTCATTGTAATGAAAGTTCTGGGGGTGGATATTAATATGACTAAATCATTGGTATCTCCCTCCTTTGCTGAATTTGCAAAGAAGTGGAAGGGTCCCAATGTTGATTTAACTCCCGTAGGTCCTGGATTAATTCTCCAGGCTATACGGTCTAAATCAGCATTAGCCATGTTAATCATTGAAGCTTTTAAGCGACATTTAATAACATCTTTGCCACAGCTTCTAGAAATACAAAAAAGGATAGCGGATCCTTTCTGTATTTTCTGATCTACTATTATTGCTGAATCTTTTATAAAAGACATCACAGTTGATGGGGAAACCCCAATAACTGCTGGTGTTGCCTTTTCAAAGAAACAGTTTAATCTACTTGCATCTCTCGACTCCACCCTTCGTAGAGAGATTATTCGCGAGTGAGATAGTAGTATTCTTAAAGCTAAACTTGAAATAGAAAGATTTTTCAAAACGTGGTTTTGAAAATCCCTCTATAAGAAGGTTAGCTGATCAGTTAGAGGTCTAGAACTCCTTTTAAGGTGTTTGGGGCCCAGTTACTGAATCTACACCGGGTATTATACCGAGATCTGAACCAAATTAGGAATGAATCCGCTCTCTATTGAGGCCGGATTCCCTCCTTATATGGATACCTTTACTTCTATAAGGTATATCATTCAGACCTTTGATCCTATATTGAGTGTTCCAACACTTGATGTTAGCGATCGGAAACGGGTTAAGGAGTTTAATCAAAAGATTAAGAAAATCAGACTTGGACTCCAAAAGAATCCATTCTGAGGCTTATCTTTTGATTCTACCTACAAATCTTTTATTATCGTCGGAGCGGCTGACGATGATTTAAGTAAATTCTTCGGATTCTAATCCTGTTATTACCGCAGTTCGCACTAATCTTTAAGTGCTGGTTCTCAAATAGGGGTTTTCCCCGGGCTGAGCAACCATTTGAC